AGAACGATATGCATACCATGCCTGCCATGCAGCAAACCATGTATTCCATTCGCCTGATGCTTTCACACGTGCCACTGAATCGGCAGGGCAATTGTAAATAGAACGATATGTTCCAGGAACAAATAGAGGAAGTAAAGCATCCATGACACATGTCATCCAAATGACCGCATCATTATCGGATAGGGGAACCACCGCTTTGCTATCCCAATTCCAGCCGTCATGTGTTCCTGTAATGCGAGAATCGGAACAAATCCAATTCCATGCTCCAATCAAGGAACATACACACACATACATATAACGAGAACCTTTGGTAGGCCCAAGATTAACAGCTGCCACATATTGTAGTAAATAATCAAGGCCCGAATTTAAAACATACTGTAAGGAAGAAACGGAGTCAAGTTGCTCATCTGTTCCCGCCATGATACGTGATAAATTCTCAGGAGGCGCTAAGAAATAGGGACTGATAAAATCAGGGCCGTCGCCAGCCGCATTGATGGCACATACCGTAAAGGTATAAGGTTTCCAATCTTGTAAGTGATTGAATCGATAGCTTGTTTCACTTGTACGAACAGCATCTAATGCAACACCATTCAAATAGGGAGTCACACGATAGGTAAAGGGTCCAACGCCTGTTGAAGGCGCATTCCATGATACAACAATGGAACCAACCGTGAACACAATGCCCGATACTTGTCCTGGAATCGCTGGGACATAGGGAGGTGTACTTAATGACTGCTCAAGCACAGGGCAAGGGCATCCTGCACTAACACCAATGCATGTAGGGAAGCGAGTATATTGTGTCATTCCACCCGTTTTAACATATGACATAATAGAATTATCCTTAATACCAAGCATAGGCTGAGAGCCTCGCATATAAGTAGTAGCGGATCCAGGAGCCGTACTGACTTGAGTCAAAAAAGAGCCTGCGATGGCTCTTTCTTGTTTTCGTGCGGTCAGATGTGAGGAGTCAAAGATGCGAGACATTTCTACTACCACCTATTAAAAATAATTAAGAATGATATCAGGCAAGATAATGTGTGCGACAGACAGGACGATACATAGTAGCACCTCCAATTGCAATATCAGCCTTTTTAGTGCCCATATATTTAGAATACATAGCAACTGTTCCATCACAACAGATTGAACAAAATGCTGTCAATCGTTCTACTTCTTCTGCATGGGGGATAAGTCGAAGTATGTCGCCAAATGGTTTTCTATCAGACGTTCCATCGAGTCCTGAAATAACAATATGAACAGGCAATGTATCGGCCCATAGTGATACATAGTGAAACAAATCGGGAAAGAATTGACCTTCATCAATTGCAATAACTTGATAGTCCTGAGAACGTACCAATTCGTCAATCTCTGATAATTGGGCGACACATGTCGCTTGTTCCACTTCTTTGTCATGCGACGCAATACAATCTTTGCCATATCGTGTATCGGCGATATAATTAACGACAAGTACTCGATACCCAATGGATTGATAACGTCGAACACGACGCAATAATTCAGTCGTTTTCTGTGCGAACATACATCCGATAAGCAAACTAAGATGACCCATGGCTGCTTTTTATATCATGAGTACAATGCATCAAATTTATATATTGATATTCTGATAGAAGAGGATAATGGCAGCATGGAAGGTAGAATCTATCCCAGCATTTTGTATTACGTTAGAGCGCCGAAAAGATCGCTGGAAGAGATTCCAAGACCAGCCCGGAATTGGCCCTCTTAACGTAAAACGATTTATAGGAGTGGATGGAAATACATTAGACATTAAGAAGGAAACACGAATTACAACGTTAACAAAACGAAATATTCTTCGAAATTCTCGTCGTTCTCATGAGGAATTAGACAGTGCTGGTGGAGTAGGGTGTGCACTGTCTCATATTGCATTGTGGCAATGGATGGTAGATAATCAGCAGGAACTCTGTTTAGTAATGGAAGATGATGCCGTTATTCCACCCGATTTTGTAGAGAAAGTCAATCAAAGTATTCAGAAATCGGTCATCCTAAAAGACACGGCTCAGTGGGATTTATGGATAGTAGGCGGGATATGTGAAGAATTATCTCGTATTCCACAGGAATCTCCAGAATCTTCTATTGTTCGTATAGGTGCTTTTATTACCACGCATTGTTATATTATTACATTACATACTGCCAAACAATTCTTAAAAGATGTCTATCCGATTCATTGTCATATTGATTGGTGGATGTCTATTTATGGATATTTGAATGATATACGTATTTTACACGATACCGAATGTAATATATTACAGGATAAAGAAATTAAAACCGATATTCAGAATAAGAATGGTTGTACGATTTGTGCGGTAGAGGACAATTTTGAAAAGACGCATACGCTTGTTCCTAATGGGGAGCTTCGTGTTGCCCATGCTGCTGAAATCATTTGTATTGGATTATTTGGATACTGGTTATATCAGCGATATATCAAATAAAGTTATAGCAAAATCGATAGTGATATAAATATAATTACATCACTATCGATTAAATTACGTATTACGCATTACGCATTACGCATTACGAAAATGTATTTTGTAGGGCTTTCCATGAAGAGGGAAAAGCCTCTTCCAAACACTTACTAATGGCATCCGCATAGTAGCGAATTTCTTTCTGGGCGTCCGCCCCAAGGCGAAGACGACATAGACGAGCATAAGCGGCAAGGGAGGCCGTCTCAATAAATTCAGTGTACATACTCTGTGGAAGAATACAACGAGCCACTTCAGGAGCAACTCCTTGCTCCAGCAATTCATGATAGGTTTTCATAGCAGCATTGGTCTGATTTGCCAAAAGAAGATGAACGCGTTCGGATTCTTCCACAGGTGTGGATTTAGAGCCCTGTTTCGCTCGAGGGTCGCGTTCTCGAATTTCCTCAGGAAAGGGAATCCAACACTCTGGTGGTGTATCTACATAGCGACGACTGACTTCATTACGAGCAAATCCAATCGTATGACGATACCATTCACGTGCTACAAAAATAGGCATCTTGATACGAAAACGAATCTGTGGATGAAAAAAAGGGCTGGTATGGTTATGCTTTGCCAAATAGCGGATGAGTTTATCGTCTGCTTCTGAAAACTCGAGCGATTCTTTATCAAAAGAGACACGTGCAGCATTGACAACAGTCAAATCATTGCCAAATGTTTCAAGGCATTCTACAAAGCCAATGGTATCCATCATTGGAAAACGCTGCGCCATACTAATGAAAAATAGTATATATTCTTTATGCTATTGTGACTACAAAGTTATCGAGAGGCATGTACAACATCCACAACATTCATATCAATATATTCTATGATTGTTCGACCTTCAAATCGTATAGTATGATGTCGTAATAGGAAGGGCGCCGAAAGACCACATGTTTGGATATTGGGTATTTCCTTTATTTTTACCTGATTGTCTACATGAAGGTTAATCATATTTTTAAGAAATTGTGCACTAATATATCGTTGTATGCTATTTGAATATGGAGATTTCAAGGAGGAAGGATATCCTTCATGTATATAGACAGATGGTATTCCACGTTGTTGACCAAGTACAATAATATTTCTGTACAAATCATTTGTATGAAAATGTAGATAGGGTCGGTCCAAGAAATACATACATTCTTTCAATTCATGAATAATAAGTTCCCATACATAACGAGGTTTCATAGAACGATAATTATGAATATTATCAAGAAGTTGTTTTATCTCTAATTTCTTTATATTACGTAGTGTGTTGCTCCAATGTCCAGAAAGGGCTACCTCATCAATCAGATGAACAACATGAATCGTAAAGAATGTGAGTTATTATTTCTATTTATTTCCTCATTATATATGTCGCTAATATTAGTTATTGTGTCAAAGAAGTCATTTGTAGTAAAATCATATCCTTTTAGTTGAAGAGGAGTACCTTTTGGAAGTTGAACAAAGAATACTGCTTCCATTTCTGCAGGAAGATCTCCTATCATGATTTCCATTTCTGTTGCAGTTTCTATGATTGGATATCGTGAGCGAAGAGCAACATCTTTTGGAAGAATAACACGAACCTCTTGAGCAATACAACTAAAGAGGCCGCCTATAATATTACCAAATACAGGTGCAATTTCTTGCCAACTACTAACAGTGGAGTAAGATCCGCAGCCTTGTGTCGCCATCCCTTGGAGGAGATCTTTACTATGATGAAGACCATACGCAATAGTAGATAGAGATGTTCCAGGAAAATCATTAAGAAGCTGACGCGTCATAGAAATTAATGTGTTTGTATCAGAAATTCCAAAAGTTGGATACCCACTTGTAATAAGAATAATACTTTGTTTCATAGAAGTATCTTTTTGTAGCACTTCTTGTGCTTTAAGGATGGCAGCACCAATGTTGATTACATCATCTGTTTTAATAACGGAAATATGTTGTCGCAGAGTATCTCTTTCTTCAGGAATAATGTCAACATAATTGAGAATAATAGTAGCATGATTGCTAAAGGTAATGAGAGAAATACGGTCGCGCGGCCCAAGAAGCTCGAGAAGCATTTGGATAGATAAGATAACAGAATCCAAATTATTATTGTCATCCATAGAGCATGATACATCAAATAGAATACATAAATGAATAGGATTCTGTTGTTCTGTATGTGGCGCTGTTACATAGACAGCAGCCCATGATGGATCTTTCTGGAAAGTATATGCCTGAAATTGCATCTATTCTTTTCTTCATAAATAAATAAATCAAATTTAACGAGTTAGACGATATTTATTTTATTTCATCTAAGATAGTATATGAAATACTATATATTTATATTCATTTTTGTTATTATAATAGGATGTTGGTTCACCTACGGGGAGAAAAAGAATTATAATCGTGCTCCACTCATTATATGGACATATTGGGATGACCCTAAAAAGATTCCAAAAACAGTTGAATTATGTATACAGGGATGGAAGAAATGGAATCCAAATTATAAGGTCATACTTCTTACAAAGAAGAACTATAAGGGATATGTCACCATTCCAGAAGAGTTGATTGAGCATCCTAATTTTAATGACTGCCCCCAACGATTTTCCGATTTGGTACGAATATGGACATTAGCGGAACATGGTGGTGTATGGATCGATTCTTCTATTTTACTAAAAGGTCCGCTTGATTGGTTATTTCCGAGATATGCCGAGTTTTCAGGATTTTATTTAGAAAAATTTACAAATAAAAAAGAATGGCCCGTTCTG